GCAGGAGCGGTAAGACGTTCCTTCTTGAGGTTAAGCGGCCGAAGCTTGGGCGACTATCTCCTGCTCAGGTGGCTTGGCATGTGGCTTGGCGCGGCTCCCCGGTTGCCGTGGTCCGCACCGTCGAGGATGCGCTACGCGCGGTTGGACTGCTGGCATGACTCCCGCCGCTGGCCGCTGGTGGTAGGGTTGGATCGCACGGACGTCGTGGGTCAATGGGTAGACCACGCGCAGCCGGGGATCGGCGCGCCTCTATGCCGTTCAAATCGGCCGACGTCCACTAAGACCGCTTGAACCGACCGCCGTCCTGCCGGCACCAGCTCCAGCGATCGCCGAACGAACAGAACGCCCAGCGTGATCTGACCATCGCTTCATCGGGCACGATCGGGCCGCCCTTGATCGCCTCGCCGCCGCAGGTTGCGCAAACGGCGCGGGTCGTCGCGTCGTCAGACGGGCTCGCTACCGAACCCTTGTCCGTCCCATCGTGCGACATGGCCGTCGTCCGGCTTCGGTCGGCAGTCAACGTGAATCCAACCACTGTACTTTCCGAAGCCGCCCAGCAGCGGCAGCTCGCCCCCCTGAATCATGCCGTCGACGATGGCCGCCAGCCGGCGCACGTTTTCGGGCGTCCTTGGCACCGGCCCGACGTCGGCCGCCCGACCCTGCGGGTGCTGGCTGTTCGCCGCCACGCCGCTTGAGCGCGCGCGCAGCTGCTCGTTGTACTCGGGCGTCCGGTAGCCGCAGACGACCACGATCGGACCGCCCCAGCGTTCGCGGATTGCGTCCAGCGTGGTGCATAGCGGCTGGAGGCGCTCGTCGATCCACTCGGGCGGGTACGGCGCGCCCGTGTGACATGCGAACTCGGAGTAGCCAAAGTGCGTCGAAATGAGCGGCATTAGCGTAACCCCCTGCGGTACGTCCGCGACATCGGGTTTTGCAGCTTGCGGCCCATGTGTTCGCGCGTGACCAGACGCCCGAAGTCGCTGCTGATGGCGCCGTACTTGTCTCGGATCAGTCGGTAGCCGCCGCCCGAGCGGCTCAGGCCGAATGGCGCGTCGACGGTGTCCAGGTATGTGTAAGGCCCGGGCGCGCCTGGCACGAACCAGGCTGGCAGCACGAAGTCAGACACCCAGATTCGCCGCGCCTCGGCACCGATCGTCACCTCGATCTGGTACCGGTCCGTCTCGCACGGATCGCACAGCTCTCTCGCGGCCTGGCGGCCGTCGGGCATCGGTAGCCAGACGTCGCACGTCGGGTCGCCGCGCAGCTCCAGCGCCTCATGCGACAGCGTTGTCGCGTCGGTCGGGTCGGCGTTCGCCTGGACGCGGCCGAAGACGAGCCCCGCGACGTCGTCGTGAAAGCCAGCCGCGCCCGGCTTGTCGATGTCGTCCAGGATCGCGATCGGCCAGAAGGTACCGGCCGGCAATCCTTGCAGCGTCGCATATGAGCGCACCGGCCAGGGCTCATCCTCATAGGCCGGCGCCCAGTGCTGCTCCATCTGCTGGTTGACAGCGCGCGCCTGGAACGCGAAATCCGCGTCCGACAGAACGCGGCTGTTCATCTGGCAAGCGATCTCCATCTACTGCACCGGGTGCGCGGCGAGCCAGGCGTTGCCGTGGTCGACCTTGAGCACCGCCAGGCTATCGCCGCTCGCGAACGACTTGTCCTGCATCGCTTCGCCCATGATCTGGGCGATGGCCTTGTTGACGACGCACAAGCCGAACTTCGGCACCAGCGCCGCCAACTGCGTCGCCCAGTCGTCCGCCACCAGCGCCGACTCCACCGCCGGCAGGATGTCGGGAGAGACTTCCTTGGCGCAGTCGACGACCACGGGGTTGACGTGCGCGCACGAGCCCGCACCTAGCGCCGCCGCCAGCAGCATGACGGCAGTCCCGCCGCCGCCCAGGCCAACGAGTGCCGTGCGCAGGTTCGTCACCAGCGCGATCGCGATGCCGGCGTGCGCCCAGTGGGTATCCTTCGACACTTCGGCCAGGATTCCGCTGGCGACGGCGAGCAGGATCCCGATGACGTTGATCGCGCGCTTCATGGTCGAATCTCCTTTTCGGCGGTCTCGCCGATGGTTTTGATCTCGGCGAACGCGTCCGCCAGCCGATGCAATGTCGCCGACGCAACGGGCTCGGTTGCCACGCGGACATCATGGCCGATGGCCGCAAGGCGGTCGCAGGTCCCGCGCAGGGCGGTCGCCGCATTCAGCACGGCCATCACGATCGGCCGGTTGGCGGACAGGGTGGCGGTGGGGATTTCAACGGGGGTGTCTTCGGTGCTGCTCACGACTTTCCTCCATTGGGTGAATCAGTAATGCGAGTGCGAGAAGCTGGATCGCGCGACACGCCCGGGACGCTCATGCCCCGCGCGCCGCTGATGATCACCACGGCGACAAACAGCAGTTTGTCGTCGCAATGACTGAAACCGGCGGATGCCGCGAGGCCCGCACCGATGGCGACCAGGATGACAGATTTCCAGTCGTGGGAGCTCATGTCCTGACCACCGAACCAACAGGCTTTGCCAGCTCCTGGTAGTCGACGTTCTGCGCGACGTCAGACAATAGGGCCATCTGCGTGTCAGTGCTTCCCGTCGGAAACTGGTACACCGTGCCCGACTGAAGTTCGGCGCTCTTGTGGTCCTTCGTCACGACGACGCCGGGCGATCCGATGCTGGTCCACACATGCGCTGTCGGCGTTACCTGAGCCAGAATGGACGGCGTACAAGACTGGGTCGTCGTTCCTTTGACGGCGGCGATGGTGCTCATTGCGACTCCGCTCACTGGGGCCATGACGACCCGTATTTCGCGTCGAAGTAAGCCTCGATGCTCGCGAGCGTCGGGAGTGCGGCATCGGCCGACAGGTAGAGCAGAACCTCGACGATGTCTCCCGACCAGAACTCGGCGCTGACAGCGTCGCTCCCGACGGTGATGCCGCTAATCACGTTTGTCCCGGCGTTGCCGCTGGCGATACTCGTCTTGTCGGCGTGGAGGATTGACGAGGCGCCGTTGAATGTCGCGTTGAGCTGGCTGTATTTGTTCGCCTGCCAGTTGACGGCGGATGACAGCGCATTGCCGCCGTACATCGAAATCAGGCCGGTGGTGCTCTTGTAGATTTCGTGAAACTTCGCGTTGACCGCGCCGTCGACCACGACTCTGTTGGTCGCGTCGTTGACAACGGTCGACATGGCGACGATGGCAAATATGTTGGGCTGCGCGGCGTCGGAAATGGTCGCCGACCGCATGAACGTTGACGTACCGTTGAACCGCACGGCGGAGAGGTTGTTGATCTTGCCGGCCGATGCGACCTTGGCGAACAGCGGCTTGTTTGCGCCGACGGCTTGGAGCACGTCGAGCGCCGATCCTCGACTGCCCTTGTTTTTCCAGGTTCCGATCGGGTCGGTGTCGTTGATGCCGGCGTTGCCGGACAGGTTGATGTCTTGCCCGTCGAGCCAAGCGGACGCCGTTCCGGGAGGCGCACCGACCGCCGGCAGGTTCGTGTAGTTCGTCAGCGGCACGAACACAGACGATGGGGAGTTGGTGTAATGCGTCGGTGCCGTGACCGATGACGGGAATTTCTGGTACGTCGACATGCTTTACGCGCCTGGGTTGCGGTCTCCGATGATCCCGGTGAGCACGAAGCGCCACACGGTCAGCGTGTTCGCGCTGTTCTGATAGGTCAGCTTGAGCGCCGCGCCCTGCGACCGGACCAGGAAATCGAAGGTCGACAGGCCGCTGGCGGTCGTGTAGCTGGCGGTCGCCGCCGTGTCGAAATTGACGCCGTCCATCGCTTCAGAGAAGACGATTCCGCTGGCCGCGCCGTCGGCCGACGAGTTGATCGTCAGGACGATGCGCGAGAACGGCGGCCCGGCGGCGGGCAGGTTCAAATTTCCGTAGTCCTTCGAACTGTCGTACAGGGTGATCGTCGCGCCGCTGGCTGGCGGCCCGATGGCCCCGCCGGTTTCGTTGTCCGTCGGAGACAGCTTGCCCTTGGCGATTACGACTGGTCGGTTTGTCGCTGCATCAAGCATCACGTCACTTCTTTCCGAACGGGGTTCCCGGCGCGGGCGGCGCCGGCGGGGTGTACGGTCCCTTCTCGATCGTCATGCCGCCCGCCAGTCCCTCGCCAAGCTGGGCCATCTGCGGGTGATGGTGGATGCCCTGTTTTCCGCTGATCTTCGCGGACTGGCGTCCGACAATGCCGGTGAACTTGCGCGCGTCCCGGTGCTTCATCGCGCCGAACTGCGCCTTACCGAGGGCCACGGCCGCCCCCGCGTAGAGCCTTCGGCGTGGTGCCGGTGGACTTCATGACCGTCGACTTGTCGCCCTTGCCGGGCGTCATGCGGGTTGTGTTCTTGGCCTGCGCGTAGTTGCCGGGCTTGAACTCGCCGGGCTCCATGGCGCGCTTCCACTTCGGGCCGCTCGGGTAGCCGTTGCCCGACATGGGGCCGGTGACGCCCGAGGCGGTGCCGCTGACCGTCTGCGCGTAGAGGCCGCGCTTGCCGATGCCGTCGCTGTTGCGGCCGGGGGTGCTCATGCTGCCGACAAGTCGGCTTGGTCCGTTGTTGCCCATGTCGCGTGGTCCTTTCACATTGGAACTGTCGAGGGTGCCGGTGGCGCCCTTGTAGCTGAGAGACGCCGCCAATCGCTGTTCACTCTTGCCGCTGTACGCCATTACATGCCTCCTTGAAGTCTCGCGGCTGCTTCCGCGTCGCGGCGCCGCTGCTCTCGTGCCGCATTGAATAGCTGCATCGCCGCCGACGGCGACTTGGCTTCGGCGCCGGCCAGGCGCCCGAGGATCGGATCGGCCACGCGTGCACCAAGGGCGTCGAGGTTCTGTTGCGCGAACGCGAACGGGAGGTGTTCGATTCGCCGCGAGACGTGCGGCAGGCCGAACCGCGTGCGTTCGATCGCCTTCTTTGCCTCGACGGGCGCGATCGCCTGCTTGTACGCCGGGTCCAGTTCCTTCAGCCGTTCGATGTCATCGCGGGCGAGCGTGGCGGCCTGGGTGGAGTCGCCAACGCGGCCGAGTAGCCCTCGCGCGCGTTTCTGCTTCGACGTCGACCGCACCACGTCTGGGTTTTGCGAACCATACAAAATGTCGTTCGACTCTTCGAGTTGGCCCATGGTGGCGGCGTACTTCTTGTTCATCTCGGCCACGCGCGGGTCGATTGTCTCCAGTTCACGCGCGATCGTCTTATCGATGATCCGATAGGGCCGCGTCTCCGGGGTCGCCGGGATGCCGTATTCGGCGAGATCGGCGACGGCGCGCTTGACCTTCATCAGGTCGCCCACCTTCACCTCTGGTCGCCTAAGCGTCCGAACGTTTCCAGTGGCCGCAAGGTGTGCGCGGTCTATTTCGTTCGTGTCGATCGTCAGCATCCGACGCGTCTTGTTGATGGCCTTGGCCAGGTTGTCGTTGATCGTTTCGCCGTTGACGCTGTTTTCTGCCTCCATCTGATTTAGGGCGTTGTGCGTCTCTGAAACCACATGGGGTCGGTCCGCGTGGTCCTTGAGCACCTGATCCAGCGAGTCGCCGTAGTCCTTGCGGGCCTGCTTCAGAAGCTGTTCGTTGTGGCTGGCGAGCTTCTCTTCGGCCTCGCTGGCGGCCTGATTGAAGCCTTCGGCGCCCTTCGGCAGAGCCTTGAACGTCGGGTCTTTGGTGATGCCGCTGGCCTTGGCTTCGTCGAGGGCGCGAATCGTCCGCCCGATCTCGCCCTGCGGATTCCGCAAGGCCGTCCGCGCCGCTTTCGCGCCCGCTGATACCACCGACGGAACGGCGGTCGCCGTACCAATCAATGCGCCCGTGAGTGCATCGCCGCCCTGCACCTTGCTCGACACCGCGCCCTCCGTGGCGTTGGTGGCGAACCGTGCCAGGGGGCCCAGAAGCCTGGTCGCCGCTGGGGCGACAAGACGGCCGGCGGCACCGCCGGCCACACCGCCGATGACGTTCTGGGCGATCCAGTCATTCGCGACCGGGTTGGCCTCCTCGGACAGTTGCTTTCTGGTCGCGGTGCGCGCGTGCTCGTACGCCGCCTTGTACTCAGGCGAATCGACAGGCAACGGCTTGTTGCTTGGAATCACGGACTCGCCACCAGTGTCGGTAACCCAGTCCCATGCGCGACGTAGGGCTCCCTTCTGCGCGACCGGCGGCGCAGCCGGCGCGGTCGTGAATCCGCCCGCCGCCACGTCGTCGTCGGTGAGGTGTGCCGGAAGCGGCTTGAATCCGCCGGCTGCTACTTCTTCATCGGTCACTGGACCGGCTCCCATTGGTTCGGACCAACCTTGCGAATCTTCGAGCCATCAGCCCGAACCCTGATTTCGCCGATGGGCGCCGTCGATGGGTGGTGGGCAATATCGCCGCCGCCACCCTTCCCGCCGAATCCGTGGAACCCGGAGAACAGGCGGCCCACTTGGGCCTTCGCCGCGCGCTGCTTTTCCGGCGGAAGGGACGCGACGTACTTCTGATAGTTGTCGTACGCATCCTTGCCTTGCTGCTGGGCCGCGCCGAGCTGCCCGTTGACGAAGTCGGTGAAGTTCTTCATCTGCCCTGGCGACAGTTCGCCGCTTCGGATCTTCGAGATGATGCCCTCCGCGTTGTCGAGCGAGCCGCCCAGGTGTTGCAGCGCCAATGCGAGCGCTTGCCGACTGGCGGCGCCACCACGCGCCGCCGAGACGGCCTTTTCAACAGCGAGCGCCTGCTGCAACGGGTTGTGCGCGTTGTCGGTCAGCTCTTTTTGCAGCGCGCCCAGTTCACGCTGGGACTTGCCGATCGCGTCGATGCCGTTCGTGATCGCCCACTTGTTGACGTCGGCCGTGGCGCCGCCTTGGCCGCTGGCGTCCTTGCGGGCATTGTCGGCGTTGAATCGGGACTCCTTGGCGATGGTGGCCAGCGAGACGCGGCCTGCCTTGGCCTCCAGCGGGATGCCCAGCTCAGTCGCGGCCGAAATCATCTCGGCCTGACTCAGCGGCTGGCCGTTGTTGCCGGCGGCGATGCGCTTTGCCAGCTCGGCGGCATTCGCGCCCAGCCCGGCGCCGCCGTCAGCGCCGCCGGCTTTGGCCGCGTGGCGACGCGCGGCGATCTCGGCCTCCTTCAGCCGGATCTGCTCGGCGGCCGGGATGTGGAAGTCGCTCATTTCCTGCTTGTGCTGGTCTTCCTGCATCGCGCGCTGAATGGCGGCGTCTGCCTTCTGCGGGTCGCCACTAGCCTGGCGCAAAGCCGCGTAGCGCAGTTGGTACTGCGGCGGGTACGCCTGCGATTCTGACTGCGCCTGCGCCTGCTGGTGCTGCCGCACCGCCCCCAGGTCAAACGTCGACTTGCCGTATGGCGTCTCGATGTCGTACACCGGGTTCTGCTTGGCTTGCTGGAACGCCTGTAGCCGCTGCGCGTGCTCGGCCACCAGCCGGGGGTGATCGGCGAGCGCCTGGGCGTACTGGTCGCGCTCGGCGGCCTGCTGCTGGACCTGCTGTTGCTGCTGGTCCATGACGTCGCTCGGTCCCTGCTGCGGCGTTCGCATCAGGTTCTGGGCGTCATAGGATGCATCGCTCATGTCGGCCGTCTGCGTGGGCGCCTGCGGCGATGCCGGCGCAGCGCCGGGATCTGGCGTGGCCAGCGCGCGCTGGGTGGCCTTCATCCCCGGCGTGGCCTGCGCGATGGCCTCGGCGCCGGCCTGGTCGCCGGCCATCATGTGCTGCTGGAACGCCTCCAGGCCGCCGCGAACACTTTCGGCACGCTGAGCCTCGTCCAGGTGCTGCTGGCGAGCTTCCGCTGCTGCCGCGCGGTGCTCCTCGGCCTGCGCGCGCGACTCCTCGGCACGCATCCGCGCCTGATCGGCCGCCAGGCGCTGCTGGTCGAGCAGGTTGCGCGCGGCCATCTGTTCGCGCTCCTGCTTCGCGCGGGCGGCGTTGACCAGCGTGTCGCCGATGTCGCCGATGATGGCCGGCGCCTGGGATTGCGGTAGCTGGATGTAGGGAAGTGACGCCATTTAGCCAGTCCCGAATGGGTTGTCGGGCGTCAGGCTCGGATCGATCTGCCCGTCGCCGCTGGTGTCGATTCCGGTCGTGCCGGGGCCGTAGTCGGTGCCCGGGGTGTAGGTGGTATCGGTCGACGCACCCGGCACAGCGGAGCCAGGCAAGCTCACGTTGGGCGTTCCGCCGCCGCCGCCACCGCCGCCCGGGAACCCATTCGGGAACAAGGCGCTGTAGCCCTTGACCCCCAGCCCCAGCATCGCCAGTTGATACGCCTGCTGCGCCTGCTGCTGCTGCATGGAGAGCCCCAGCGCGTTGACTTGCGCCCCCATCCCGGCGTTGATCATCTGCGCGTAGGCGTCGCTGGCGTTCGTGGCGAAGCCCTGCTGCAACCCCGCCTGCGCGTTCCCAAGGCCGAAGGCGTCGGTGTAGCCGAGCTGCTGGCGGCCCTGCGAAAGTGCCTGGGCCTGACCGGCCTGGTTCAAAAAGTCGTTGTACTGGTTGAACTGCGCCTGCGTGCTCTGGTTCGCCAATTGGCCCGCCAGCGAGGTGTTCGCCAGGCCGGCCGCCTGGGACTGCATGCCGCCCGAGATCAGCGCCTGGTAGCGCGCCATCGCGTCCGACTGCGACTGCTGGCCGATGTTCGCGCCGGCGGTGAGGTTGGCGAGGTTGCCGGCCTGCGCGGTCTGTGCGAGTTGGCCTCCGGTGTTGATGCGGTTCAGGTAGTCCTGCTGGGCCTGCTGGGACAGGTTGCCCTGGGCCATGATGTTGCCGTACGCGTCCTGCTGCGCATTCTGCGCAAGGTTCCCGCCCAGTCCGAGCTGCGCAAGTTGTGCAGACGTGACACCCTGGGCCTGGCTGTTGGCGCTGTTGAGGTAGGACAGGTTCTGGCCCGATAGTGCCCCGGCGAGCTCGCCCTGCGATCCGATGCGCTGGAGCGCCTCGGTGTCGGCGGCGCCGTACAGTCCCTGTTGCTGACCAAGCCGCTGGCTGGTCGCCTGCTGGGCCTGCCCCTGGAGCTGGGCCTCTTGCTGGTACTGCTGGGCGGCCAGGTTGCTGTCCGCCTTGCCGAGCGCCGCCATGCGCGCGCCCGAGTTGAAATTCCCGCCCGCGTTGAACTCCTGGTCCAGCGCGGCGTTCGTCTGCGTGCGGAGCTGGTCGTAATAGGGGTTGTTGCCGGCGGCGTCGCTGGCGGCGAACTGCTCAAGTTGGCCCGGCTTCCCAAGCTGGGCGGCGATGTTGCCGCTCTGCTGCTGGAGCTGCCCCGGCTGCGCGTACTGGCTTTGCAGGCTGCCGTATGCCTGCTGGAGCGCGTTCGGTCCCGTGAGCTGTCCTTGCGTCTGGCCGAAAGTCTGGGCGGCCTGCGTCGGCTGGCCGAACTGGCGCGCGTTCTGGCTGTAATAGTTCTGGGCGGCGCCCGGCTGGGCAAGCTGGCTGTTCAGGCCCTGGTACGACTGTTCAAACGAGCCCGGCTGCGCGAGGCCGCCCGCGTTCTGGGCGTAATAGTTGCTGGCGGCGTTGTTACCGGCGAGCGCGCCCTGGTAGGCGCCGGCCTGCCCCTCGAAGCTGCCCTGCTGCTGGAGGTACGGCGCGACCTGCGAATACGCCTGCTGACCCGCGCCCGGCTGCGAGAGCCCCGGCGCGGCCTGGCCGTAGAAATTCTGGATGTCGGTCGGGTTCAGGATGTTCTGGCCGACTTGGCTGAAAGCCTGCTCGCCCTGGCCGGGGTTCGACAGGGAACCGTCGGCACCGAAAAGCTGCTGATACTGACTGGCCGCCGGGTTGTAGTAGCCCTGCGCGGTCTGATTCTGGTTCATCAACCAGTCGCGGTTTTGCGCGCCGTAGCCGAAAGCCTCCTGGGCGATCCCGTTCAGCGAGGACGTGTCGTAGCTGCCCATGGGTGCCCCACTGCTGCCGCTGCCGTTTGTTCCGCTGGCCACAGCCCCGGCGGCTGCCGCGCCCTGCCGCGATGCCGCCGCCGCAGCGTCGGTCGCGATCTGGCTCGGGTCGTTGCCGTTCAATGGCGCCACCAATTGGCCGTTTGAATCCAGGTGATAGCCCGACGGCAGTTTGTAATTTGCGTTCGACGGATCGATGGCACTGCCGGCGTAGCCGCCCAGGCCAAAGCCCAGGCGCGCGCCGGCCAAGCCGCCGGCGGGACCGCCGGCAACGGCGCCCAGAATGCCGCCGGCCACCTCGCCGACGCCCTGGAGCGCGCCCTGCCAGGTGTTGGCGTTATCGTCGAGCGATTGGACGTGCCCGTAAAAACCGCCGGCGTCGCCGTAGGTCGGCGCGAACGACTGATCTTGCGGCTGCCCAGTGGCCGTCGCAGAGCGCGCCGCCGTCTTTGTATTGGCTCCGCTAGTAGGTCGGATGCTCATAGCACCATTCCCTTGAACGCGTACGCGCCAGCCGGCGGCGTAGCGTTGCCCGCGCCGAAGTTCTGAAAGCGGATCTTCAGCGTGTCGTTCGCGTCGCACCACGCATCGACGACCAGCCCCGTGGCCGGTGCACTTGGCCACGTCACCGTGACCGCCTGCCCGGCGCGCAGGCCGACCGCCGCGCTACTGGTCACGTCGCCCCCCGATTGCGCGATGAGGAACGTCTGCGCCGCCGCAGGCGCCAGCAGCAGCGGCGTGAACGTCACCGATCCGAAGCGCAGGCGCACCCAGATTTCGCGGGAGAAGTTGCCCTTCTCCTTGTTGGTCCAGTCGTCGCGCGGGTATGGGGCTTTCCATGGCATCAGCCGCTGAGCGGCTCCCAAAACTCGGTCATCTTCGTGAGCGCGACATCGACGCCGCCCGAGAAGCGGACGCGATACTGACGGCGCCGGTAGATGCCGCCGGGAAACCAGTCCTTGTGCGAGCTGTTGTCGCCCGCGATCCCAAGGTCGATCTGCTGCGACACCGACCAATCGGAATCGTCGTCCTTCTTCGCCAGGTCGAGATACGCCGGCAGCGTCGCCGGCTGCGCCGTCGTGCCGCGTTTGAGCAGGAAACGTACCTTCTGGCAGCGCTTGCGGGCGCTGGTGTCCTGGTCGAGGCGGTTGGTCACGCGTTCGGCGACGATCGGCAGGTTCGGCCCGATGTCAGACTTCGCGTTGACGTCGAGCGTCCAGAGGTTTTCGAACAGAGGATCGCCGACGATGTGCATGTTCCCGGCGGCCCAGTACGCATACGCCGCAATTCGGATCGCCGAGTAGTCGTCGATGCCGTTCCAGCCGCGCCACTGCCACCAGCTTTTCTTGGCCTGGTCGTACGCGTACGTCTTGCCCTCGGTCGGGAAAACCCAGGTGAGCAAATCCCAGTAGCCGATGCGCAGGCGGAAGCCAAAGCCGTCGCTGACCGTGCCGAAGTCACGCAGCAGCTTGTCGACGTCCTGACTGATGTGCGTCTGATAGCGCGCGTCGCTGACCATGAACCGGCGCGCGGCGTCCATCCAGGCGAACTGGCCGTCGATCTGAATCACCGAGTACGGCGCTACGCAGCCGACCGCCAGCGACGCCGACGCCGAAAACGGCAGCGTCGGGTCAGAGCCGACGCCGAACGCCTGCACGGTCTTCGTGCCGAATACGAACACCTCGCGCAGGTTGGCGGCGATGGCGACGACAGGATCGGGATCTGCGTCGGCGGTGTTGAAGTTCAGCGGATTCCACGTCGTGTGATTCGAGTCGCCCAGCCCCGACCAGATGATCTGATTGTTCGTCCCCGGCAGCGCCGCCTGATTCGCCACCAAATAGTTCGTCAGGTTGACGACGTGAGTCGCGCTCAGCGGCGGCTGGTTGCTGCCGAACACGGTCGCCGCGATGCGGGCCGTGAGCGTGGCGACGTTGCCGGACCACACCTGGAGCTGCCCGCCGCCGGCAATCACCAGCCGCTGCGAGTCTTCGGCGAAGATCGCCACCGTCGCCGAGCCGTCGAGATGCGTCGGCGTCGTCGTGTCGGACAGCGCCGAAACGACGTTTGTTACCAAGTCCTTCGCCCAGATCGTGCGGTCCTGGCGGACGTACACCAGGTAGTCGCGCGAGTTGAAGACTGACCGCCAGACGTACGCGCCGATGATGCCGGTGTTCGTTCCGGTCGTGCGGGTGTACGTGCCCGGGTCCAGCGTCTTGTTCGTGATACCGGGGCGCAGCGTGACGGTGTCGTTGCTATCGACCATCCAGTTGATCGTCAGGCGTGCGGCGCCCGGCGAGTCGTTCGCACTCGCCTTTTGGCCCTCGTCAATAGGAATCGTCGACTCTGACATCGATGTCGTGCCCTATGCAAAGTTTACATAGCTGGTGAACGCTTGTACAGCCACTGAACGCGCGGTCAACTTGCGGGAATACGCGCCGCGTGGGACGTTTCCATGTGGGGATAGCCAGGAAGTCATGAGCCTGGCGACCGGCCGCCGCCCCGGCGGCTTCCCCGCCTAACCTCGGGGCGACGAAAGGGGCATCGTCATGAAGAAGCTGATTTTGGGGGTGTTGCTGCTGGGCGCGTGCGGCCAGCCCGAGAGCACCATGGTAGCGCGGGTGGCTGTCTGGTCCGATGGTGCGGTCAGTGGTGAGGCAATCTCGGGCGGGTGCGAGGCCTGGACTGCCATTGGCGTACCGTGTAGCCAAGCCGCCGATCGAAGCGAAGCCGATTTGCTGATAACGGGCTTCGCCGATAACTCCCCTTCCGCGGCGCTCGGGCATGAATACCCGTACACGTTTCCGCTGCAAGCGACTGTTAACGTGGCGTGGCCGCAGAATGCAGCGATGTTGCAGACCACCGTGGCCCACGAAATCGGCCACGCGCTTGGAATGCGCCACACCGACGCCGGTCCTGCCGTGATGAATACGTCGGCGGGAACCTATCACTACAACAGGCCCGTTTTGACCGATGTCGACATGGCCGAATGGCAAGCGCTGGACCATTAGACGGCCGCGCTCCGGTTCATCTCGACCCACTTGGTAACCGCCTGGTCCCAAACAAAGGTCAGTGCGATACCGGTGCCTGTGCCCGGGTTGACGGCAGCCGACGTGCGGTATTGCGAGCCAAACGACCAGGTCACAGCGCCGCCCGACTGGTTCTCCAGGAACAGCAAAAGCGACGGCCCGGACCGCTGCGGGGTGATGGTCGGATTGGCTACCGTGATCGTGATACCGCCCGCCGTACCGACGCACCGCTGATAGTTGAACTTTTGATTGTTGGGCGTAAATGTCGACGTGACCGCGATCGATGTCGATGTGCCCGTGTACCCTGCCGACCAGCGCCCAGAAAGCGGCGACGCATACGTATTCGATCCGGCCGTGCTGTTGTCGGAATAGGACGTCGACAGATTGATCACGGTGTTTCCGACGTCCGTAACAAATGTCGTGGTGGCGTCCATGGACCAGGCAGTAGTAACTGCCGACGCGAACGTGTTGCCGACCATCGCCACGCCACTGACGCCCTGAAGCACAATGCCAGAGGCCGCCTGGGCTATGTAATTTCCAACGATGGTCGCGTTGGCCGTCGAGTTGCTCAGTAGGATGGCGTCGGCGCTCACGCCAGAAGCGGCAGTCGACATATAGTTATTTGTTATCGTCGGAGCAGCGGCCACGGCGAGGCGGATGCACGCGAGCGCCTGGGCGGGATCGGCGATTAACTCGCAGTCGCGAATATTGAGACGCGTCGTCACCTGCGAGTTGTCCCAGACGCAATATCCGAAATTGACGATTCGCACCCGAGACAATGTAATAAAAGAGAGTGTCCCGCTTGGCGTGACACCAATCCCGGTCGACGTTGTTGAGGCGACGATCCCGATGTCCTCAAGAAACAGCCGATTGCCGGCGACTATGATTCCGTTCGCAGTCGAACTAGACTGCGTAATGACCGACGTCAGGCTCCCGGTGCCCTTGAGCGAGACTCCATCATTGTTCAGGGTCAGCGCGGACGAGATCAGATAGTTCCCGGCCGGGAGGAATATCACCGCACCGCCGAGGGCCTTCGCATATGCGATCGCAGACACGAACGCGCCGGTGTCATCGGCCACGCCATTTCCGACCGCGCCGAAGTCCTTCACCGACACCTGCTCTGAGTTCTTGCTCTGCACGGAGCGATTGACAGCGCCCGTCCCGCTCGCCTTGAAGTTGCCCGACGTGCCGCCCAGAGACGTCGCCAGCGCGGTGGCCATGGCGTCGAGGCTGCTCACGCTGGGCCAAAGCGCGTTGGACAGGGCGGTCGACTCAGCGCGAACGCCATCCACGCGCGTGACGTCGAGATACTGGGCGCCGTTCGACGTATACACGATCATCCGCGCCGGGCCGGTGAGGTACACCGGCACGATCGACTTGCCAGAGCCGTCCAGAGGCACCGGCTGCGTGATGGCCTGCGTAGCGGCGTCGTCGCTGTACACGGTCACGGGAACCAGTGTGTTCGGCTGGTAAAAGCGCGCCGTGCCCGAGCTGGCGGCGGCAATGCCGTTCAGGAACAGGTCGCCGAGCAGTTGAGCGGCCATTTATCGATATCCAACTCTGGCGCCCCAGCCGAAGCCGTAGGTCTGGCCAAATGGCACGAGCTGCACCGGACCGCGCTCGCCGTTGTCGTTCATGACCTGGTCACGCGCCTCTTTCGCGCGCGCGTTGTGGTACGAGAGCCGATCAACGCCAAGCGAGTAACTCGGCGCCAGGCGCGCGCCCAGCGTCAGCGTGATGGCGTTCAGCCACTTCTGCGGCACGCCGATCGTCTGCCCGTAGTCGGTGACGTCCTTGACCCGGATGGCGGCGGCGTATTCCAGCGTATCGCCGGTGTTCGGCGGCACGGGAAACAGGTTCAACGTGATGACCTGGATGCCGTTCGCGTCGAAGCTGTTCTCCGGGAAGAACCGGTACACCGGCCCCTGAATTGTCCGGTCGGGCTGATACATGTATTCGTCGCGCGACATGATGGTGACCTGGCTGCCGACCGTCGCGCCCGACTGCGTGTACCGCATCGGATCGTCAACGTCGGTCACGTCGTTGCTCAGCGTGTACGACGCCACGCCGGCCGTGAGCGTCTGCGTGCGTCTCTGCACGTCGAACGTCAGCATGCCCAGGCTGTCGAACTCCTTCAACACGATGTTCAGCAGGTCCAGCGCTTGCGGGCGCAGGTTCGCATCGACCGCAGCGCCTTGGCTGCCGCCCTGGCCGGCAACGCCGATGTCGATCAGCGCCAGGTCAATCAGGCGCTGCGCGGTGGCGTTGTACGTGGTGGTCGACGCGAGGGCCATTTACCGCTGCGGCCCCCTGTTCGGCATGCCCGTCGGCGGCTGACCGGCCATCCCGCCGGCTCCCATCGGTCGCGCGCCGGGGAACATCGGCTGGCGCTGGCCCTGCTGGAGCAGGCTCGCGTATGCGTCCATCCCCTGCGGCGGCTGACGCTGCGGGCCCATCGGCATGGCTGCGCGCTGCCGCATCGCCTGGAGCGCAGCCAGCGCTTGCGGGCTCGCCTGCGGCGGCATTCCTTGGCCGGGCATCCCCGGCTGCATGCCCATCGTTGGCGCGCCCTGCGGTCCCATCGGGCGCTGCATCTGATTCGCCTGCATCGGCCGTTGCATCTGCTGCGCCTGGCGCTGCTGGAAAAATTGGTCGTACGGTCCCATCAGATCACCACTCCCGGCGGCGCTTGGGCGTAGGGCGGTCCCGGCGCAGGCGCGCCACTGAATGCCTGCGGCTGGTAGCGGAAGAGGTTGCCGATGAGCGCGGCGGCCAGCGCCGACCACAGCCGGCGCACGGGGTTGCCGTTGGCGTCGACGTCGTCGAAGTGGTTCATCTGGAACGCCAGGCCCGACGAGCCCCGCAAAAGCGGCGTGTCGGTGATGGGCGTGGGCGCGCCGTCGAACGGAATCAGCGTGCGCATGCGGCCCGTGATGGCCGCGATCTTGGCCTTGCGGAAAGCGCCGCTGTTGCGGCTTGATTGGATCGCGGCCAGCAGGCCGGCGGTCGTCCAATCGTAGGTGGACCGCTGCTGTGCCGGCGCCGTGATGCTGGACCAAAAGAAGTCGACGCCGTTTTTCGGCGGCGCCGTGATCTGAAGGTTCGTGGTCAGCGCCAGCGTTGGGTCATAGCCGGGCGCGATGATGTTGCCCTGTCCGACGGGCGGCGCAGGCGGGTTGGCGGCGTTCGACGTCGAGGCGCACGGGTAGTCGATGGCGAGTGTGTTAGCTGGCGAGACGAAAGATGCATTCGTCCCGAAGCTCATGAGGTAGTTCCAGCAGTCCGCGACTTGCGAGGAGAAGCCTTCGAAGGCGAAAAGGCCGCGCAGCCCGATCGCCCAGTTTTGGCCGGTGATCAGCGTGCCGTCGGGATAGGCCAGGTTGTCGGCCCGAATCCAGTGCTGGCTCGATCCGTTGTAGTACTCGCACGCCGTGGCCGATGAAAGCCCGTTGATGGACTGCCCCGCGCTGGCGTCGAACGCCCCGACCGACCAGAACGCGCGCGCGTCGGCGATGCACTGGGACAGCAACTGCTGCGGCACGGTCGCGAAAGGCGCCGGCGTGCCATCGCTGCCATACTGGCCGTCTCCTGACGTTTCCAGCAGCTCGTTCCAGAACTCCACCGCTAGCAGTCCGGACGGGTAATAGGAACGCGTCGCCGCCACGAAGCTGTCCACATTGAGAGGAAGCGCGCCCAGGTACGGCGTCACTGGCGACGCCTGCATGTTGCGCAGGAATGATGCCGATGCCTGCGCGCTGGTCAGATATTTCGCGTCGCCCAGCGTCCGGTAAGCCAGCAGGAACGCATAGCCGGCGGCGGCGTTGTCCGTGGTGAAATAGTTTGCCGTCAACGAGTCCTGGTTGATGATCCCGCCCCACAGGCCGTCATTCGTCTTCGTCGACGTTGGCGCCGTGCCAAACCCGCGCTGCAACGTAATCAGCCAGTCGGCCAGCTCGCGCACCTTGGCCGATGCGCGCGTGCGCCAGTTCTGCGGGCGCTTCGCTTCGATGACGATGTTCGCCAGGTAGCGGATAGCCTCGCCGGTCGCCAAGATCGAATAGGCGACGTCGCCAGTCGCTGGATCGGCTGCTGGGGCGCCGGCGCCGCCGGTGCTGGCATCGATGAAATTGTGCGGTGGGACACCGTAGCGAATGCCACCCGCCCAGGCCGCGTCGCGCACCGGCTGGTCGGCGAGGAAGTTGAAGACGATCTCCTCTTCGGCATACGCGCTGCGCGGAACGCCGTTGGGCATGTTGCCGCGCGCGTCGTAGGTGACGATTCCGTGCGGGGGCGGCGGCGCTTCCTTGCGCTTCTGGCTCTCGGCGCTGATTCGGTCGCGCGTGAGCGGCGGCACCTCGAGGCAGTACTGCACGCACCGCCAGAAGCCGTCTTCGCCCTTGCGCAACTGGTTCGCGCGATAGCGAATGCCGCACATGTCGCACGTTCGCAAAAACGTGCCGGGCTCGAACGTGGCAGGGCGGGTGTAGCTCACGACAGGGTCACCCGCGAAGCCCCTGAACAGGAGATGCCAAAAAGCTGATAGCTGGTCGTCGTCGTGCCGTTGATGTCGGCGTTGCCGGCCAGCGTGATGTTCTTCATCACCATGCGCGTGACCGAGTTGCAGGTGACGGCGTTGCCGGCCCACCCGAACGTAGCGCCATCGACGGTGGTATTCGTGATCTTGACGTTCGTGTTGCTGCCGGCGAGCCCGATCGCGCGCGTCGGCCGCGCCGCCGTCGCCGTGAACGTACATGAGTCGATCGTGGCGTTGTCGGCGCTGGCGTTCAGCAACACCGCCTCTTGGTCGTTCGCGCCGCAGTCGAACTGGCAAGCAAGCACGCCGGTCCCGCTCGCCGTCGAGACGATGCGGCCGCCGGTGCCGCTGGTCGCCGCGGCGGCCTTGAAATAGATGTTTTCGATGATGACGTCGGCGGCGGTGATGTTGAATACCGACGTGGCGCCGCTGGCCGGGGTCAGCGTCGGGCGCGCCGTGCCGGTGCCGAAGCCGACGAAGCGCAGGCCGGCCTTGTTCGCCGCCAGCGTGACCGAGATGGTCTGCGCGTGCGTCGCCGCGATGGCGATGACGGCGCCCGCGCTGGCGTTCGTGATGGCTTGCGCAAGGGTCGCCAGCGGCAGCTCGGGCTCGGTGCCGGCGTTCGCGTCGCTGCCGGTGGCCGAGTTGACCCAGATGACGTTGGTGGCGAAATAGTCGGGAAAGGCCGTCGCAGAATCGATGCCCGTCCCGGCCAGTCCTTGCCCAAATACGATTGGGCTCGCCATTTAACCCCCTAGCTGGTCTGCGCCGCGGTTCCGCCGCCGACGATTGCCCATTTGCCGCCGCTCCCGCAGAAGTTCTGGAACGACATCAGCGACGCCGGGGTGTTGATGGCCGTGGTCGTCATGTTCGTGGTGACGCCGCCGCCGAAGTTGTTGTAACAGGCGGTCCCCGTCCAGCCGGCGACGCCCTTGATGCACACCGTCGCCGACGCGATCTGATTCACGAACGTGTTGTCCGAGATCAGCCAGTTGGTCGGCGCCGTGCCGGATGCCGAAGAGACGTCCACCAGCCCGGCGGTCGTCGCAGACAGCGCGAGCTGCGCCGTGTTGCGCTGGATGTAGACGTTGGTCGGTCCCGTCGTGCCGGTCGTCGCCACCCAGTTGGTCGGCGCGCCCGTGCCGGCCACCGCATAGGCGTAGTTGTCGAGGATATAGGAGAAGTTTGACCCCGACGCCAGCAGGACGCTGGTCGTGAACTGCGACGCCGTGCCCGTGATCGCCGCAAACCAGTTGTTGCGGACGATGAGGCCCGACGACGTGCTGGTGATGGCGGCCGTCACCGACACGCTGCCGGCGGGCGCCGTCAGCACCATGTTCTCGATCGAACAGTCCTGGTTCGCGAAAGCGATGGTCGACCCCGTCGCCGTAAACGTGATCGTCGGGCGCGAGGATCCGATGCCCTCGCCGATGATGCGCGTTCCCTGCGGGATGGCCTGCGCGGTCGTGTTGACCAGCGAGTTTCCCCAGATGTTCGAGCCGGTCACGTTTTCGGTGTGCCCGGCGCCGACCAGGATGATGTCGCCCTTCGTCGGGTTAGTCGTCGCGATCTTGGCCAGCGCGTCGGCGACCGACACGAAAGCGGTGTCTCGCGTGGTGCCGTCGCCGCTCGCCTGCAACGCCTGCGTGCGGTTGTTGTTGACGAACCACACGCGACCCTGCGGAACCTCGTAGATGGTGCCCGGGAACACCGGGAACCCGAGAGATGAGACGCCGCCTGGAAAGTTCGTCTGAGGCATGGTGTCTCCTTACGAGGCGTTGGACCCGTAGATGCCGCGACCGTCGACGATGCCCCAGTAGGCCCGGAAGCGGCACATGTAGAGCGCCATCGTCACGGCGTCGATGTTGTCCCGCATGAACTGCGGCTTGACTCGCCACTTCCAGAACAGGCCGTCCTGCGCGTCGGTCTTCACGAACCACCTGGTGTTGCTGCCCAGGTACGGGTTGACGATGACGTCGAACTTGCCGGCGATGAAAGACCGGTCGTTGTTGCCGCTGCCAACCTGCAACTGAGTCGCGGCCAGCTTCCAGGCCAGCGGCCCGAGAGCCGGCGGAACGATCAGCGTCTTCGGCATCAGCGGCGTGATCATCCCGTCAGGGCCGGGGATGGTCGCCAGGTTCTGGAAAACCTGCTCCAGCGCGAACTCCGAAAGAGAGTAGGCGTTGGCGAGCAAGTTGGAGTACGTGCCGCCCTTGGGCACGACGTGCGAGGCCGAACAGATCGGCAAGCCGTCGTTGGTGGCGACGTACGAGGTGTTGAACGCGCGGTCCAGGTACTGCGCCGTCAGGTACTCGGGCGTCAGCTTGGCCGCACGGCCAAGGCTGGTCGCCGCCGTCCGGATGGCGCGGTACTTGGTGTCTTCGGCCGCCTCCAGCGAGATTTCGATCCCGGTCGCCCAGGTTCCCGCCACCCAGCGCTTGGTTCCGCCCTGCGCGATGGTGTCGAAGATGATCCGCTCGTTCTCCGGCTTGTACGACATGGCGCCGGGGCCGCCGTACTCGGTGGCCTCCATCACCGGCTCGTCCGTCTCTTCGACATCGAAAATCTTGTCGAAGACGCCGGGGTTTTTCTCGCCGTCCAGCTCCAAGCCCCAGAAGTGGCGGACGACCGGTTCGATGGAGCGGTAAATCGCTGCTGAGTTGATCATGACTACACCCCCGCCGTTCCGGCGGAGTTGAAGGGCGGCACGAGGCCCGTGTTGATTTGCACGATGACCTTCGCGACAGACGCCACGGTCGGGTCATTGAGCACGTTCCGCTTCAGGTCCTGAACGCGGAAATCGAGGTTCGCCGTGGTCGCCAGAGTCGTCTGGTCAAGCGCGTGGCCGCTGATTCCCGTGGTCGTCGACCCGGAGCCGGCGGTAAAGTTCGCGTTCTTGGTGACGTCGGTCAGAGCCGGCGTGCTCGCGCTGTACTGCGCCTGAAACCGGGTGTTGACCGGGTCGGCGGTACACAGAATCATCGACTCGTCGGTGTTGCCCCAGTCGTCGAAGACGGAGCCGCTGTATGTGGTCGACGCCGGCAGGTACGTGTTGAACCGCCGGCCGTTGATCGTCGAGTCGTAATACTCGCAGCCCTGCGAGATGGTCGTGACGCCCGCGCCCGCAGTCGCCAGGCCGACGACACCGGCGGCGGTGTACTTCAGGCAGTCGCCCAGGAAGATCGCCGTTCCGTTGTTGCTGGCGGTCTTGCGCCGCATGAGCTGCGTCGACGTGCTCCCCGCGTTGGCCCAGGGATGAAAGCCGGTGAAAGACGGATTTGCCATTTGCTACACCCTCGCCAGTGGTTCGGTGGTCATGCGGATGTGGCCTGGCGTGACTTTCGCGCCAGTGCCGACGTTCGTTGACGAGCCGTTGATGTCGAACTCGTGCTGCGCCTTGTTGTTCAGCCGCTGATCGTAGGAATCCGCGCGCTGCTCCTGGACGCGCTGCAAGATTTCCCAGTGCTTGCGGTGAATGCGCACGGCGACGTGTGGGCCATGCCGCAGGACCGTGTCGACGGGCTTTCCCTCGTCGGGGCGGAAGCCGGCCAGCTCCTCGGGGCCGGTTTCGCGGTGGCAGACCTGCCAGGCCGGGATGTCGTGGATTTCCGACTCGCCGGTCGAGTAGTTGAAAAGCTGGATGCGCGTCGGGCGCAGGCGCGCGCCGAGCTGACTTTCCAGCGGGAACTCGTAGACGTAGTCCGGGTCCCGGTTGTCGATGATGTCGGTCTGCCAGTTGGTGATAACGGCGACGCTGACAGGATCTCGACGCTTACCTTTTCCGCCGACTACTTTGGATTCGCTCACGCATCAAGCACCGTCGCGCTTTACATGCGGCCATCGCTTGCGACTCGCGCGATCCGCAGGATTGTGAGCAGAACCACGTCTGACCTGGGACTTCCCAGCGACGGAATGGCGTTCTGTTTAATGACGAGCGTGATCCGAAACGTTGCTCTCCGTCAAGGACTTTTTTTCATCCCCGCGCCCATGCAGGTTTCGCAGGTCCCTTGGTTGAAGCCTGATCCGCCGCATTCTGGGCACATGAGGTGCCGCCACTCCTTGAGGCCAGTGCCCCGGCAATCATCGCAACTCACGGGATAGCGGCCCCACTCGGCGAATGTCTTGCCGGTGCCTTCGCAGCGCGGGCAGGGCTGCGGGTCTGGCTCGGCGGCCGGCGGTACCTCCTTGGCGCGCGCGCGTCGTTTCACTTGTTGCTCTGCATGGCTGCAGCCTGGCGCACGTACTCCTCGGGCGTCATGCCGACCCGGCGCGCGATCTCCTTGTAGTCCTTCGGCACACTCACCTTCGGCTTGCCGTTGGCCGACGCGGGCGCGCGACCGGAGCCGCCGTTGACGGCACCGCCGCTCAGTAGCTGCTTGGCGCGCTCGGTCGGCTCGGGCGCCTGGCGGCTCAATCCGAGTTCCTGGCGCGCGCGCTCGAAGCCCTTCTCTAAGATTTGCGCGTTGAACATGGCGCCGGGCGTCTTCGACATTTCGATGCGGGCGAACGTGATCGCCATGTCGCGGCCCTGCGGATTCTTGAGCACGTCCGAGAACGACGACTCGACGGCTGGGATCCACGACGGCAACTGCATCGGCTGTTGCTGCTGGAACGCTTGCGCGCGCTGCGAAACGTCTTCGATCTTCGGCTTGAATTCCGCCTCCATCTCGATCCGCAGCGCGCGGCGCAGATGGTCGTGGTAGTCGCCCAGCTTGCCCTCGGCCAGCGCCGTTTCGGCCTTTTTCATGGCCTTAGCGTGCTTGTCGCGCCAGTCCTTCTCTTTCTCCGGCTGCTGCTGCTGGGGCGGAATGAAGTACTGCGGCTGGCGCTGCTGCTCCAACATGGAGCGCATTTGCCCCATGCTTTCGGCCAGCTCCTGGCGCGTCTTCTCGGCGATCTCGGCCGCCTTCGCGGCGCGCTCGTCGATGGCCTTGAGCTGGGCGGCGCGCTCCTCTTCGGCCTGCTGGCGCCGAGACTTCGGCCGCTCCTCGACGGCTTCGACCTGCACCTCTTCGACGGGCGCGGGCTCGGCGCCAGTCTCGCCTTCGGCGCGGATACGCGCGGCTTCGGCGGCAATCTCGGGAGGCAGTTCGGAATCTTCGTTTGCCATTACTTCATCCCCGTTTGTTCAAAGAACCGGTACTCCACGGTCCCGGTGTGGTTTTCGTGCTTGGCGTCGTCCTTCATGCCGCCGCAGTCGGGGCAGTAGAGGGCGATCGCCTTGGTCCCATCGATCATCTTCTCGGCCAGCTCCTTGCCGCCGAGAATGTCCTCAGCGCGGATGATCTCGACGCTGCGGCGGCGCTTCACTGTCGGCTCGCGCTTGTCGATGGGCGTGTCTTCTGGCTCGTGCTTGAGCCACGTCCATTCCAACCCTGCGTGCTTGCCAAAACAGATGGTGTCGCCGATGTCGATGCCCATGTCGTCGAGCATCCCCTGCGCGGCCGGCCCGGCGGCGATCAGCGTTCCGTACTGCAACTTTTCCTGCGCGGAGTCCGGGATGTGGAGGCCGGCGACCATGGTGTCAGGCGGCAAGCGCTCGACACACAGGCGCGTCCCGACGGGAAAAAACGGCAACGGAATCCCGTCGCGCGTGACCGGGTGCGAGCGCTGCGGGCCGGCGGATACAGGATCGCCAAGCGGCGACACCAGCGCGAACGCGCGTTTCTTGGCTGCTGCCTCGCCCATCATTTCACCTCTGCGGTTGTGGTCATGGTCGATTCCTTGCGGTCGTCCCGCTTGTCAACGATGGAATGGATTACGTCGTCCAGGCCGGCGGCCATGCCGGCTTGCCAGGCGGCCTGTGCCAGCTCGCCGCGATATGTGTGAGCCGCGCATGCCTCAAGCGATTGCTGGCGGACCGCCGCTAGGGACTTGACCAATAGGTCCGTTTGGAATTGGAGGCGCCATTCCTGGACTTGCTCCTCCTTGAGGTCCCTGAAGTCCGGCGGCCTGCTGCTGCTGCTCATGCGCTTGATGCTCCTTTTCGAGCTTGGCGGCGTAGTGGCCGCGGCGGTGGTTTTCGTACATCTTCTGGGCGGTCGGGCTCAGCATGACGGCGCCCAGCGGGTCGGTGTCGAAGTGCTGCATCTCGAGCAAGTGCGCGTCGTCGTCGTCCTGTGGATTGACCGGCTGATCTTGGTCGCGCAGGAATCCCGCGTTTTCCTCCCACTGCGGCTTGGGCGGCGGGGGCTGCGGCGGCCCGGGCGGCGGTCCCAGCAGGTCGATCGTCTCGTGCGCGTCCATCGCGTACAGCACGCGCTCGATCGCCGACCGCACGACGGCCGGGTTGCTGGCGAGCGATGGCGTCGTCGACACGAACTGGAAGAAGTCTTGCGCCTCGCCGATGCGCTGGGCGCGGCTGGTCAGGCGCGCGTCGGCGGTCGGCATCACCCGCGCGTCGGCGATGAAGTCGCCTCGCCCGATCTTCACCTGGCGCGGCTTGCCCATGCTGTCGACGACGTCGTGGTACTCGCTTTCGTCCAGGAACGTCGCGAACAGCCGCCACCAAATGCGCGCGTCGCACGTCAGGTAGCCGATCACGCGCGCCGCCAGTACCGAAATCTGCTTCTGCGCCTGCTCGTATCGAGCCATCGCTGCGCGCGCCGTCTCGTTGCTGCCCACCGGCTCGCCCGAAAGCGTGTCGCCCGCGCCAGACACGCGGTTGGCCATGGTTTCGATGTGCTGGAGGAAGAAACG